AAAACAACTAAAAAACAACAGCATTTATGGAAATCAAGATTGAAAACGCAAAGGCTGCTTTGAAAACAGCCGATGAGAGTGTCAAAAAAGTACTTCTCGCTCTCTTACCTGAATTGAAAGAAACAGAGGCACCGAGAGCCGCAAATCGCCCGATTATAGAACGTGTAAAGACCTTTGAGGACGCATGCCGTGAGTTGGGAGAAGACAATCATCTCGTAGAGCAGTATCGTGTGATTGAGGAAAACGCAGTTTTTACAAGTGACGGTAACGACATTTTTACATACTTGAAGCTCCGCATCATCGCCGCCGCTCTGAATGAGGGTTGGGAACCTCAGTTCACAGAAGACGAGGAACGTTGGTACCCTTGGTTCACGCTATGGACGGAAGAAGAACTGTCAGGGAGGAGTGACGAGTGGAAAGCCACCCTACACCTCCTATCAACAGGCGACTATTCAGGAGACTATATGGGCTTCGCTTTTACGTACTCGGGCAACTCCTCCTCGTTTTCGACTGCAATCTACTGTTCTCGCCTTTGCTTTAAGAGCGAAGCTCTCGCCACGTATTGTGGCAAACAATTCACCAGCCTTTGGGCCGACTTAAACATGATTAAGAAATAACAAGTTAAGCACTAATAATCATGGATATTACAGACTACAAGAATCTCTACAAAGCCGCGAGAATGTTAGATGAGGCTGTTGACAAAAATAGCAAAAAATATCGTTCTGTCATATATAAGTCCAATTACTACGGATTCAACAATACAGAAGTCAATGCGAATTGCATGCACCCTTTCACCATTCAGCTAAAATCTTATCTTGAACTGAATCGTACTAATGAGCAGGGAGAACCAATCAAGGAAGAATGGTTGAGATTTAAAGATGATTCGCTGGTGGAAGAGTTTATGGTTAAAGCGATTAACTGCCACAAAGAGGAAATTTTAAAGACTACTTCTCTATTAATCAAGCACTATTTGGAAGAGAATATTGATTTGGTTAAGAAGGAGAGGGAGCGATTGTCTAATATCGAAATGTTTATTGAAAATGGTCTACAAAAAGACTGACAATAACTTTGATATATTGTATCTAATTATTATATTTGCGTATTAATTAGATATTTAGCAAATGATGTTGACAACCAACAAATACAGGAACAAGAAGATAAAGAATGCGTATGGTATTTTTGATTCGATAAGGGAGTACAGACGCTTTCTTTATCTCTCTGCGGCTCAAAAGAAAGGTATAATAAGTGAATTGACAAGACAAAAGAAATTTACTCTTATTCCCTCGCAAAGAGATGTGTATGGAAGGGTTGTTGAGCGTGAATGTTCTTATAGGGCAGATTTTTGTTATCGGAAAAACGGTAAGTTAATTGTTGAAGATGTGAAGAGTGAGATTACGCGAAAAAATCACGAATACATCATCAAACGAAAACTTATGCTATATATCATGAAAATTAAAATAAATGAGGTATGAACGAGGATTTTGACATAAAAGGCGATTTAAATTTCGGCGATGTTGGTTTTGATATTGGCGACATAGATTCGAGCTTGTTTGAAGTGGATTTTGACGGAGGCGACCAAATCGAAACGCGATATGTCAGGCCAACGCTTAAACCGATAAAAGAAAGCCAAATTCTCTATAGCAATGCTGAAAAACTGGCAAAGGAAATTGATGTTAGCAAGGGCTTTCGCTATGATGTTTTTATTAGCGGAAATTTCATTTTTGGAGATTTTATTGAAGCGTTCCTAACAAACAAGGAAATAATAGCCAAGAAAATGGTTGTTTCCACCTTGTCATTAAGTCAAAATAATATTGACAGTTTTAAGAATCTTCTGGAATATGGATGGATTGAAGACTTATCTTTGATTGTTAGTGCGTATTTCTACTCAAATGAAATACGTGTTTTGATTCCTTACATTTATAGCAATCTTGATATTGATAATAAATTCCAGCTTGCTGTTGCTGGCATTCATACAAAGACTTGTCAGATTCTGACAGAAGACGGAAGAAAAATCGTAATTCATGGAAGTGCAAATCTGCGTTCATCAGCAAATGTAGAGCAAATTACAATTGAAGAAAATGAGCAGCTTTATGATTTTTACGATGAGTTTTACGGCAAGATTATTGATGAATACTCAACGATAAGAAAACCAATCAGAGGAAATAAATTGTGGAATGTTGTAAACAAATAGGCTTATGGCAAGTGGTAGCGAAAAGAAAAAGGATAAAACGAAGATAAAGGGTAATACGCCTGCCAAGGAAAGGGGCAAACGTATGAAGAGGGCGAATCAGAAGACAAAAGACTTTATCGAAAAGCAAAACAAAAAGATGGGCGGTGAACTTCCATTTTAACATCCATGTAAATGAAAGCAGAAAAAGAAATCACATATAGAAAGGTAGCTGACTTACATCCACTTCCTAATAATCCGCGAAAAATTAAGAAGGAAGAGATGGATAGGTTGGTTGATTCCATTACCATAAATGGCTTTTGGGAACATAGACCATTGGCTCTTACTGAGAGAGAGGGCCGATTGATTGTTTTGTGTGGTAATCAGCGATTGAAGGCTGCGCGAAAATTGAAAATCAATGAACTTCCCACTATTTTATATCGTGATTTAAGTAAGGATGAAGAAAACGAATTAATATTGCGAGACAATAAAGAGAATGGCGAGTGGGATTTTGATGCCTTGAAGATAGATGATGCCTTCAAAGATGTAGATTTCGATTTCATTGGGATTGAATTTCCAAAGGAGAAAGTCAGTCAATTAAAGGAGGCGGAGGATATTTCAAGCCAAGAGAATGAGACAGAAGGCAGCAATATTGAAAACAATAGCGAAGAAGAAAAAGAAAACTTCTATCGTTCAATGTTTAAAGACGTACTCTACGAAAGTGATAATGATTTTGAAATACCAAACTTGCTAAAGGAAATGCAAGCAGGAAAATTGGAATTGCCATTATCACCTTGGGGTGCAAACAGCAGACTAAGAAAGGACGTTGTCACATATCACTTCTATGTTGACGATTATAGGTTTGAAGCATTATTCAAAGACCCAATAAAATTGCTTACAAGCGGATGTAAGGCTGTCGTAGAGCCAAATTGCAATTGTCACGACCAAACACCTATCGCGTGGGGAATACAACTAATTTATAAGAAAAGATGGCTGGCGAGATATTTACAGGAATGCGGTATAAAGGTCTATGCAGATTTGAATGTGTCGCATAAATGTATAGAATACAACAAAATGGGTATTCCAAAAGGATACAATGCTTTCTTTACACGTGGACTTGATGGCTGGATGGAGAGCTTGAAATCTGATTTACAGGTAGCACAGGAGATAAGCGGATTGGAATGTCCCAATTTGATAGTTTATGGAGGGGGACAGGATATAAAAGATTTTTGCAAAGAACATCACTTGTTATATGTAACGGATTTTATTAATTCTAAAAAGATATAGAAATGGGAAGAAATAGCGGAGGAAACAACACTGGTGCTGGCCCAGGCGATTTGGGCAAAGGCGATAGCGGTTATCGTGGTTCGATTACCAATGTACAATCTTTGGTTCACATGAAAGACAAGCAATTGTACAAGGAAACGAAGCAGGCGATTTCAAGATACCATGCTGTTATGGGCGTAAGAGAAAGAAACGTTAAACTTGCTGATATGGATAAAAGCGTTATGGGCGTTCAAGCAAGTGTAGGTGGGCAATCTACGGCCGTATATCTCAACAAGAAATATTACAACAAAAGCGCTGGAGAATTTAAAGAAAACATTCAAAAGCAATACAAAAGCGGATGGCAGACGGAAACAAATAGGCCGACCGCCCACGTTACGACACACGAGCTTGCTCACTCCACATGGAATAGTTCGTTAACCGCAGCGAATGCGCAAGCCGCAGGAAAAGAAATCTCCAAATTGTACCGAAAATGGCGCGGAGATAAAACGAAGAAAGGATATGGTAGATATTCTATGACCAATGTTAATGAGTTTTGGGCAGAAACCGTCACAAAGGCGGTGCATGGACGCTCAGACAAATATACCACAGCAGTGAAGAGGATTGCAAGAAAATACAAATTATAATAATATGAAGAATATTGCACTATCAAACGGAGAGATTGAGGCGATAAAAAAATATCTCAATGGTGAGGTCGAAATCTGGACAGAAGACGAAGAAATCAAAGAGAATCTTACTTCTGTTATTGACAAGGCTAATGAAATGCTAGATGAATTGCCTGCCGAGTATGATTTTGGCGATGATATGATTAAATGGTTTTACGACCAATACAACAAACAAAACGCCTAAGCCAAAGACACTTTTCGCAAACAAACCAAACAGCACGAAAAATTAAAGTTTTCAGCACGAACGCACAAAAAATGGCAGCAAAAGACATAGAGAAATATCAGTTTAAAAAAGGACAGAGCGGAAATCCGAAGGGGAGGCCACCTAACAGAGTTCCGAAACAACTTGAAAATATATTTGGCTCAAAGGTGAAGGCGAGGAAATTTTTTAACCTGTCAAATATAGAAATAGACGAATGGGAAAAGGCCGTTTTATCATTGGCAGCGCCTCAGTTAAGTAAATTGGCAAAATGGGAGGACGCGCCAATGTATCCGAGAAATTTAGCAATCGCCATCATTTCGGATATAAAGAACGGAGTAACCAAAACTATTGACAAGCTAAGAGACAGACAATTTGGCGAGAGTAAGAAACAAATTGACATAACGACAAATGGCTCAGACATAAACAAGGAGGCATTTGTTTTGAATTTCGTTTCTAATCCAGATGACTTCAAAAAGATTCAAGAAGAAGTGCAGTCAGAGAAGGAGCGAAAAGAAAAAGAGCAACAAGAACAAGAGCAAGAGACTGGCAACGATGAGTAATAATGTTTTTGTAACGAAGAACTATGCGAGAGTAAAATTTGCAAAAGAGCAGGGATTTACAACCGTCTCTCTGCAAGGTTCTTCACGTTCGGCAAAAACTTACTCTATCGTACAATATCTCTGCATTTATTGTTCGTTGCATCCAAGAACAACCGTATCAATTGTTCGCGCTGGCCTTCCGTCATTAAAGCGTTCTGTCTACAGAG